CTTTATTCCACTCTTCTTTTTGTTTTGCCTGTTCAATTCTAACTTGCTTTTCTTCTTCTTCCCATCTATCCAATGTTTCTTGATCATAAACTGAATCTGCGTAATCCCAAAATGAAACCATGGTGTACCTTGTGCCCTTAGTTATTTCTGAAACTCCGTGAATATTTTCATAACCTCCAGGAAAAACATAATAAGAATAAGCGTTTGGTTTAAAGGATAAGTACGTTTTCATTTCGTTATCTTTGTCACAAAAATATAATTCTCCACCTTCGTAGTCATCGTTAAGGTAAAGTATTCCTACATATTTATTTATTTCAAAAGCATTTGGCTTTCCGTCGTTATCTGAGTTGTCTGAATGAGGACTTGCAAATCCTCCAACATCCCACTTTTGTGCATGAGACGTGTTCGCTTTAACTTCTCTTTCAAATACTGCTTGAACAGCTTCTTGATATTTATCTTTTATTTTATCAAAAAATCCTTCTGGTAAATCAAATTTTTTCATTGTTTCTGAATCTGTTTTAATTCCTTTTCCAGATGATCCATAAAATGCAATATCTCCCCAGTCAACATCACAATTTTCAAAAAAATTAATCATTTTTGGAACAATTTCAGGGTCTATAAAATTAGGAATTTCTACTATAGTATTTACTTTAACCCCTAGTTTTCCCATTTTTTCAGAAGGGACTTCTTCGTTTTGTAAATAAATAAACTTAGATTTATCTATAAAGTCTATCATGCCATTTTTCATTTTTGTTCCTCTTCTGTTTTAATTTCTATGTTTTCTTCTTTTTGTATTTTTTTTAATTTGTGTGTTCCATCGCAGTATGGATACGCATTAGATCTTCCACAAGTACACTGTCTCATAAATATTTACCATTATCTTTTCCTAAAAGATGGTGCACAGATTCTGAATCTATTTGATTTTCAAATCTTTCTTGTTTTATTCGATCTTTTTCCATTTTTGACCATAATTCTTTTCCATATTTTTTTTCATTATCTAACCACTCTTTAGATCCATCATACTCGAATTGCCAAAAACATCTAATCATATATCTATCATTTCCAAAAGATTTTCTAACTCCATGATAATATGGCTCTGTTGATGGGAAAACAATTACATCCCCCCTTTTTGGTTTATGAGAAATAAATTCATCATTAACGGTAAAACAGATTTCTCCATTTTCATAATTATCGTTTAAATAAAAAGTAGTAGTTATTCCAAATTTATTTCCTGGCATTTCTTTTTCTGGCTGGACAAAATCCGTATGATAATTCATTGAATAATTTTCAGATATTCCGTCTGAGCCTTCTATATATTTATTAATTGAGGCTGCCTGCTTTGTATAATTTGGCAAAGAAGTATCTGGGTGCATGTTTAAAAAATGACTAGTTACATCATAAAAAATTTCTCCCACTTCTTTACATAACTCTTTATTAATTTTTTGATTTAAGTTAGATTCGTCTATTTGCCAATTTCTTGAATTTATAAATTCATCTCTTGTAGGAAATTTTTCAAATTTTAAAAAATCTTCTCCTAATGAAATCATATTTCCAAACGTATACCATTGTTCCCAGGGATGTAATTTCTTTGCTTTTTCTAAAAAATCATCTACATCATTAAAAACATTTCTATACACATTTATTTTTGGATATATTGTAATAAATTCTAAAGGTTTAGTCATGGCTGTTTGTCTCCTGTGTGACTTAATATTGTCCAAAAAAATGGTATCACATATCTAATTCCACTTGTTATTTCTTTAACTCCGTGACTATAGCCTACATCTCCTGGGAAAAAATACGCTGCCCCAGGCTTTGGCTTAAATTCAATTTCTTGATTTAAGAAGTATAGTTCTCCGCCTTCATAGTCGTCGTTTAAATAAAATAATCCCGCTAAATCATACCAAGGGAAATCATTTGGCTCTCCGTTTTGAAGTTGTTTATCCGCATGAGGCTCTTGTCTATATCCTTCCATCCATCTTACTATTGCTGGACTTGTCGGCTTTGCATCTACTTTAAAAAAATTGTCTACTTCTATTTTAAGTCTGTCTACAAGTCTTTGAATAACAATAGAAATTTCTGGATCAATTTTATCTAGTATTGGTCTAGAGGCTACTCTGTTATCCCAGTATGATGCGTCATATATAATTATGCCTTTGTCGTTATAATGGGTTTCTGTTCTGTCCCATGTATCAATTGATTTTGCTGCATTTAGAAGAAAGAGTCTTTCTTCTTCTGTCATAAAATTTTCTCTTGCTTGAATTTTGTCTGGGGAAGTTCCAAAAAATCCTGGTGGGGTTATAGAGATGCGGTCATCCCAATTTTGTTTTCCATTAGCTAATTCTCTATCGTCCATAATTTATTATACCATCCTATTCATAGACTCTTTTAGACCAAACCTCGTTTTTATATACTCCGCCATCTTTTACTCTATACCTATCACTATTTTTTTGATTTTTTTTATAAAGATTATTTGGATTTTCTATAAAAATTTCAGAATCCCAGTCTTCTCTTTTAAAAGGTATAATTTGTGCATACGGTGTTCCAGCAGGTAAAGTTCCTTCATAACCTTTAATAATAAAAAATGGCATTGTTCCTGGTAGATTAATTTTATCGTTATCTACAATTCCAGTTGTCATTAAAAATGGTAAATCAAATCTATTTAATGGTGTAGTATATAATGCGCTATACCCTTCTGGTAATTCAATTGCCCAGTCTGGGTACCATGCAAAATGCTCATTGTAATATCCTTGGGGATGAACAAATTGTGGCATAGGCTGTCTTTCAGAACAAAAATCTTTATATTTTTCATCTTTGATTTCTACAGAAATTTTATTATTCTTTAAATAAAATTTTATATCACATGGTGTTTTTAAAAGATATCCCGTACCAAGTATGTCAAATATTGCTGGGCAGGCTTTCCAAGTTGGAATTTTTCCTCCGTCTGGACCCTTCCAGTAATCTTTTGTTACTGGGTGTATTGCAAATCTATCAGCTTTTCTAAACCAATCTGGAATTTCTTTAATTGAAGGAGACGGTTTAGATATACTAGATTCATTTAGCCATGGCCTATTTGAAACAAATTTAATTTTATTATTCATTATTTTTATCCAAGGTATTATCTATTACTTTTAATTTTAATGATTTAACTTCGTGTGATCCAACTGAATTTTTATTTTCATCTACAGCATCTCTATACCAATCTGTCCACTGCCCAGATTTGTTTACTTCTTGAGCAGCATCTCCATAACTTTTTTGTTTTTGAGCATATTCTGGATTGTGTATAAAATTTTCTATTTCTATAGACTCATCCTTTAATTTAGTTAATGAAATTGGAATAATTGTTGCTATTGGAGTGCCAGCTTTTATTATAATTTCTTTATTTGCAGTTTTTGCTTTTATTGCTAATGGTAATTCGTTTGGATAAAATGATGTACTAATTAATGAAGCCATTACTTCAAAGTCTTCATAAAAGTAATTTAAACAATTTATAGTTAATAAACTGACGTCTTGTTCTGATTTAAATATCAAGCCAGTCATAAGACTAACTGTTCCTTGTCCTCTACCAGTATATCCGTATTGATCTCCAGACAATATTTTAACAGTGTCTGGTGTTGTATCTGTTATTCCATTCCATATAAATTTTAAATCAACTGGACAAGAGAGGGTCCAGCCAATTGAATTTGCCATAGTGACAGGAAAACAATGATAGGCATGTTTATCAGGTGTGTTTTCCATCCACTCTCTTTTTATAGAAAGAGGTTCTATAATAAATGAGTCTGGATTAGTCTTGTATGCTTTTAATATTGACACTAGTTGCCAGTATCTTGATACATTTCCTGAGTATGGAATTTAGCACTATAATCTAACATTGTAACTAAAGAATATTTAGTTCCTGATTTAACTACTTTAGCTTGATGAGGATACATATATGTAGATGGGAATATGTATAAATCTCCTGCTTTTGGCTTAATATTTAAATTTTGTAATCTAAAATATAACTCTCCACCTTCATAGTCGTCATTTAAATACCCTACCAATGAAACTGTACAGTTATAGGAGAACCCATGATCGTGATGTTCCATAAAGTGATGACCAGGCACATATTTAATAAAATTAAAAGCTTCCCAGTATTGAAGTTTATGTATATTATGTTTTTTACAATAATCTTGAACTGCTGGTGCTTGTTTGTCGTAGCAGTCTTGCCATATTTGCTGTAAGGATAAAGAAACTTCTGATTTGTCTTGCTCTATGTCTGTTTTTTTAAATTTAAAATCAACGCATTCTCTATACTCTGGCATTCTTTCTTGATATCCAACATATGCTGGTTGCCAGGTGTAATTTGGAGACTTGCCATCTAGTTCTTTTTCTAATCTTTCAATTAAATTTAAATCTTTTGTTAAAACATCTCTATACACCCAAATTCCAGAACCTAAATCTTCTGCGCTAGACCATGTCTGAGTATTTGTCATTTGTTCTCCTTATGTCCTAATAGATTAATATCCATCATAACTACAACTGAATATTTATCCCCAGAAATCATTGGTTCTGAAGAGTGTTCATATATATAGTTTGATGGGAATATTACTACATCACCACGTTTTGGCTTGTATACTAATTTGTCTAATCTTGGAAAAGCTATTTCTCCGCCCTCATAATTATCGTTTAAATAAATTACAGCGGATACGGTGCAATTGTAATGCGGTCCATGATCTGCATGAACTCTAAAGTGTTGTCCTGGGCTTGTGTATTTTACAAAGTTAAATGCTTCATAATATATTACATTAATTCCCCAGTATTGACAATAATCATCTATACATTTTTTTAATACATCATATATTGATTTATGCATATCTAAAAGTTCTGCATTGTTTTCATTTCTTTGTCCAAGGTTTTCTGGCTTGAATTTAAAATCAACACAGTCTCTTGCAGATTTTACTGGCTTGTCGGAAGTTGTAACTTGTGCTTCTGACCATTTATAAAGTGATCCGTTAGTTAATTTATCTTCTAATGTTTTAATTGATGTTTCACAAACATCGCTTGTAATAGCTGATTCATAAATATTTAATCCAATTCCTGGATTTAAAACTTTAATATTTCCAAAAGATCTTTCTACTCTAAAAGAAGTTGATTCCGATCTATCTTTTGTAAACCAAGGATTGCTGTCTATATCATAAATATCTGACATTTTATTCTTTCTGCTAGAAATATATTATATATAATTATATATATATTGTCAACATTATTAGGGCCTTTTGGGCCCTAATAATTATTTTACTATTTATTGTGAGTTAAAATATTTCCTGCAAAGTACCAGTTATATGAGTCGCAGCTAAATGTGTATACATCTTTTGCTACATCTAGAGTTACCTTATTTACTTCAGTAACCTCTATTTCTGATATAACTTCTGACATTAATACTGTCTCTCCTAGGGCGCCTATATTAATTTGTATCAAGGCATCTCCTGCTTGAACTGTGCCTGCTTCGACTACACGATATTCGTTATTGCGTTTTACGAATATTGGGTGAGTTTCAGTAAATTGAGCTGTTTTATCGTTGTTAAAGTAAACTCTATCTACCTTATCTGAAGCAATTACATTTGTTACTTCTGTTTGTACAAGATTGCTTATTTCTAAATCTTGAACATTTATTTGAAGTGGTGCGAAGTTAGACTCTCCAGATATTGCTTTAGCGTCTACTGTTAGTAACTTCTCTCCTATCTTAATATCTCTAGCAGGCTTTAATCCTTCGCTAGTTAGTATTAAGGTATCTCCATCTACGCATCTTACAAAGTATGGACCAAATGCTGGTGGGAAGAATGGTCCAAATCTTGGTGGGAAGAACGGTGGGAAGAACGGGAAGAACGGGAAGAACGGTGGGAAGTACGGTGGGAAGAACGGGAAGAACGGGAAGAACGGTGGGAAGTACGGTGGGAAGAACGGGAAGAACGGGAAGAACGGTGGGAAGTACGGGAAGAACGGTGGGAAGAACGGTGCTGTTGTGGTTACGGAGTTTGTAGTTTCTCCTTCTGATGTTCCATTATCATTAATTGCATAAATAGTATATGTTTGTGATGTATTTGCTGTTTCTGAAATAGTTTTTGGTGACGTAGAGTTTGTGTATGAAGGTCCATCTGATGAAACAACTGTAAAGCTAGTAATTGCTTTACCTCCAGTTGCTCCTGCTGACCATGATACTACATCCTGATCAGCGCTTGGTGATGCTGCGCTTACAGAAACTGGCTTTGCTGGCACAGTAGTAATTAATACAGAGCTAGACTCTGTTGCAGCAGAAGATCCTGCTGCATTGCTTCCAACTACTGAAAATGTATATGATGTATTTGAAGATAGTCCTGTAAACTGAAAAGATGTATTAGATGTAGTTTCAGTTGTTGATGATGGAGTTGTTGTTATTGTATAACTTGTAGCTTCTGGTGAGCCAGCTGGTAGAGACCATGATAAATTTGCTGCTCCGTTATTAAATGTCCTAGATGTTCCTACATCTGTAGCGGTTAAGCTTTCTACAGGTTTTGGCTCTAAGAAATCGTTTGCTGCTTGGGATTTTCTACCAGATCTTTTACTCATTTACAATATCTCCTTATGACTTCAAGTCGCCGAATACTACCCAAGAGTTTTCTGCTCTCTTAAATAATGTTGCGGATGACCATTGTCCTCGTAATTTTAATCCAGGAGTAGCATTTACTGTTACGCCTGTATCTCCTGCAATTGTAACTAATCCAGTATTTGTACCAAGTATATCTAGAGTTGTTCCAATTGGATAAGCAACTGCTGAGTTAGTTGGGATTGTTATTGTTACTGGGCTTGTAGAATCTACCTCTATTAATGAGTCTCTTTCAGATGCTGCAGACAATGTGTAGTTTGCAGTTTTGTAAACAATTGGAGTTCTTGAAGGAACGCCTTCTTTTGTCTGAGTTCCGTCTGTAAATGCTACACCTGCTGCTGCAACTGTTACTGTTCCAGTAAATGTTGGTGAATCAAGTGGGGCTTTTAATGCAATGCTGTTTGTAAGTGTTGTGCTTAAGTTTGCATCATTTCCAAGAGCGGTTGCAATTTCTCCAAGAGTATCAAGTGTTGAACCTGCACTATTTACAAGTGCTGCAACTTCTGCACGAACAAACTCTGTAGTGGCAATTTGTGTGGTATTAGTTGCTGCTGCTGCAGTAGGTGCTGTTGGGACTCCAGTAAGTGCTGGTGAGGCTAACGGAGCCTTAAGGTCAAGAGCTGTTTGTGTCGCTGATGATATTGGTTTATTGGCATCTGTAGTATTGTCAACATTTCCAAGTCCAACATCTCCTTTTACTAATCCAAGAGGTGCAGTAATTGTTTTATTTGTAAGTGTTTGTGAGCCAGTTAAAGTAGCAACTGTTGAATCTATTGCAACTGTTGCTGCTGCTCCACCATTATAAGATGTACCAGTTAAACCAGTTCCAATTGTTAATGTGTCTAAATTATTTCCAAGTGCTTTTCCTGAAATTGTTGAATTAGAAAGCTTATCATTAGCAATTGATCCTGCAAGCATTGCATTTGTTACAGTACCTGTATCTGCTGCTGTAATTGCAGTTCCTGCTATTTTGTTTGCTTGAATTGCTGCGCCAGATTTAATATTAGTATCTTCAATTTGATTTGTTGTTTTTGCAAGATATCCTGATGTTGCCTCAGCTTCAGTCAAATAGCCTGCTGCAGCATCTAGTGTTAGATAGATTGTTCCTGCATCAGTTTTAGTTAAATAATTTGTGCTTGCAGATGATTGAGTTAAATATGTTGTGTCTGCATTTGATTGAGTTAAATAAATTGTACCTGCGTTTGCCTGTGTTAAATATGTTGTACCTGCATCAGTTTTCTTTAAATAAGTTGTGTCTGCGGCTGCTGTGGTAAGTACATAACTTCCATCTACAGCTATAGTGTTGTTTGATTTAGTAATTCCATCGCCTACCTCAAAAGTTGCTGTTCCTGATATTTGAGTAAAGTCTATGGCATCTGTACCAATTTTAACAGAACCGTCTGTATTTGTTCCTGTGTATATTTGAGAAAATTGTTTTAATCCATTTGCAGTTCCACTCATTACATAAACAACGTCACCCTTTTGTACATCAAGTGGTAATTGTTCATTTGAGTTATTATAATCTCCTGATCTAGTTAAAACTGCTGCTGTGCTTACGGAGCCAGCATTTGTTACTTCATAAATACCGTTGTGAATATTGTTTGCTTGGTCTTTTACAACCACTCTGAATCCTGAAACCATGGTTACGCCATCTATAGACAATACTCCATTTGAATTCATAGTTAAAGTTGCACCAATACCAGTTCCGCCTCCTAAATCGGCAGATCCTGCAGCATATGTAGCAGCTAAAGCATCTGTTGTAGCAACATGTGCCGCTTGGTGAATATTTAATGCAGAAACTACTGAGTTAAGTGCTACGGTTGTTGCATAAGGTTCAAGGTCAGATGTTAAAGCTACTGTACCAGTAGCATTTGGTAAAGTAATTGTTCTATCTGCTGTAGGGTTTGTTACTGTAAGAGTTGTTTCCCAAGCATCTGCTGATGATCCCTCTAAAATAATGCTTGATTTTGGAACCAATAAGTTTCCATCGACATCTAACTTTGCTGGTCCGCCTGCATTGCCAACATCTGCTAGTAATACATAAGCTGCATCTGCTGCGTTGTCTAGTGCAGTTATTTGATCGTCGACATAAGATTTAAGTGCAACAACTGATGAGTCAATATTAAGAGAAATTGTATTTGTGCCATCATTGTAAGATTTTGTAAGACCTGCTCCCATTGAAAGTGCTGAGTCAATTGCATCTTGTGCAATTTCTGTAATTCCTGGTGCATCTGAGGCTATGTATGCAAGGCTAGTCCATGCTGTGCTACCAGTTCCAACTTTAATTTTTCTGGTGTCTGTTTCAACACCCATTTCACCTGCGGCTAATGTAGGATTTGCTGAGGTCCATTCTGATGCTGTTCCTCGTCTTACTTGAATTCTTACTGTTGACATATTTATTACCCCTTATTTGCTAATTATAGCATTTATTTTTTATTAACCTATAACTCCAGAATCAAATGTTAACCCATATGTTGAAGTTGATGGGGCTCCACCGTCTGCGAATTTAGTTGCTGTTGTACTTACTCCGTTTGCCTGAACTGTATAGACTGGAAGACCATTGTAGTCAATAGCTAATCCAATATCCATAAAGCCTATTTCTGTTGTCATATCTGGAATGTCTGCCACAAACGCAATTGGGCTCCAGGTTCCATTTAATTGGATCTGTAGTTTATTTGTTGTTGTGTCAAATCTAAGGGGGGTTGAACCTAATACGACGTTAGAATCAAATGTGGCATCTCCTGCGACATTTATTCCATTCTTAACTTTAAAGTTTTTATTCTCTGTTGCCATTTAAGTTCACATATCCCCTAATTGTTTTTTGTGGGGAGATTCAGGCTCTCCCCTGGCCTTTTATTTAATTATACTAGAAGTGTACCAGTGATTAATACTTCGGTATTGTTATTTGCAGGTGTTACACGAATTCTTACATCTGTTCCGCTTACATCTGCTGAAACTGTTTGAAGTGCAACTCCACTTGTTGATGACATTCCATATTCTGTGATATAGACGTTATCTGAAGAATCTAGAGTTACCATAATTTTTGCAACTTCTGTGTGATTTCCATTTTTTGACTTAACAAGGAATTCTCCGCTTCGGTATGAAGCCTTTGCCCATGCATAAGCTG